CGATAAGCTTCGTGGTCGACATAGATTGTGCGGCCAACAACATGGCAGCGGATTAGAACAGTCGGGTCAGATGCAAAGCCCCAGTCAGCGCCGAAGCGATGTGTTGTGTCCTCTGGCGTTTCAAAGTCGTCTATCTTCCAGTTGCGGAATACACGCGCTTCGCTGTTCGATGCGTAGCTTCCAAGCCAAACGTGCTTGTATTTGTCAGGGTCGCGCTCTCGATCGTATTCCATCTCCGCTTTAAGCACATCAGGGAACCAAGGGTTGTCTCGATAGTTTACCTGAGAAACCACAGCATCAGGTGGCGGCGTTTCACCACGCAGCAACATATCGATCGGGTCACTGCTGTTCAGCGGGTTCCATGTGAACCACAGTTCGCTGTCTGGCTTACGGATTGTCGGACGCAATAGGTCGAGTGAGCGTTGCGATAGCGTCTGAGCTTCTTCTACCCAAGCGCAGTCGTAACCTTCCAGCGACTTAATGGAGTCAGCTGTGTGGTTCTGCATCCCCTGGAAGATGATTAGACCATCGCCATGCCGTGACTTAATCTGGCTTTCCTGAACCTCAAAGTAATCCTGAACGCCAAGCTGCTCAATCTTTAGCTCCAGCAAACGCTTGACCGACTGCGACAGGGACTTCTGTATTTCACGGACGCAAACTGTTCTGCGCCGCTGATCCATAACGTGCGCTTCGATAACCATTTCCGCAAAGGCATGGCTCTTGCCTGATCCACGTCCACCATGAGCGCCCTTATAGCGGCTAGGCTTTAGGAATGGCTTGAACCATCGCGGTGTTTTAATCTTCAGCGTTGTCATCAATCACTTCACGCTGGATATGTGTAACTAGATTACCTGTGAGATTCAGCTTGGATGGAGCGTCAAGGCCAATCATTGCGTTGATAGCCTTTACAGCGTTCACTTTGTCGCTTGGCTTTGCGTCTGTGTCCAAGCCCTTGGCTATCGTGGAGAGAACATCAAGGCTGTCTGCCATCGTCCACACGATGCGTTCAGCGGCAGCTTCCCTAAGTTCAGCAACCCTTCCCGATATATTCCTGTCAGCCATTAGCTCACAAGCACGCTTATATGTGGTTTCAGGCTTGGTTGTAGGCTTAACGTCAAAGGCTGCTCTGTAAGCGTCTGCCTGTGTTTTACCGGATGCAACTTCTTGAGCAAATCGCTCTTGTTTAGGTGTTAGTGCCATTTGTCTCAGCTTCCATAAAAGGTCTGGTATTTGTTTAATACACGAGCCTTTATGAAATGAAAAGGTCTCCCTGCTTTTGTGCGTCTTCAATGCGCTTGCAGGCTATGTCGAAGTATTTGGGTTCGCGTTCAATGCCGATAAACTTGCGGCCCATCTGAACGGCTGCAACACCTGTTGTTCCGCTACCCATAAATGTGTCTAGGATAGTTTCGTTAGGCTCTGGCAGATGCCCAATGGCCCATTTCATTACACCTATAGGCTTTTGCGTCGGATGGTCGCCGCGCTCTTCTCCATTAGCACGAAGCATTCCGTTCCACATAAACTTTATACGGCGCACTGCTTTGGGCAAATTTGTCCACGCAAGTTCGCAATCAGCGAAGTCGTTAGCGCCGTTCTCTTTATCCCAAACGAGCCAACACGATGTGGCGGGACAGTCGTAATAGTTGCCACCAAAGATAATCTGCCAATTGCCGGCAGCGCGAACCATAGCAATTACCTCTGGCGAGATAGGCTCATTATCCCAATCCAAAACATCATAAACACGCTGGTCAGCTAGTGCCTTAGAATTTCCGCCAGCTTTACGTTGGCGTTTAGCTGCATTGCCACCAGCTTCACCAATCCCATAAGGCGGATCAGTCACAACAGCGTCAACCTTGCCAAGCGTCGGCAGTATGTCGCGGCAATCTCCTAGATACAGCGTTGCGTTACCAATGATGACAGGCTCAACCATTTATTTCTGCACTTCCCTGCTCATATCCTTTTACCCAGTCTTTGTGCATTTGCGATCTTTGAAGATTGGTAAGAACTCCTCCGGTCAAACCTGATTGGTAACCAGCTTCAAAATGATCCCTGTCAACAGAATCAGCGTTTTCAACTACCAAGTCTAAGCAGGTTTCTACCTCAATAAGCTTTGCGAGATAGTGCTGGCATTTTTTTAAATCCTGAGTGCCGTTCTTATCACGATAGCGTGCGAGATACTTTATGCAGTTCCCTTGCAGATAACCAGCAAAAGCTTCTGGCGACATCCACGCTTCCATTGCATCCCAGGGCTGCACGGTCTTGGATGCGTAATGGTCACCGCCTACTTGATGTGAATTAGGATTCTCCATCTTCGTCCTCCTCATAATCAAACGGGTCATATCCCTTTAGCATCGCATCGACTGCAACCATTATAGGCCCACTGATACGAACCTTGCCAGATTCCATCTTGCGAACGCTTGTTGCGCCGTTGTCTGGCGATAGGCGAAGTGCGTCAGCCATTTCTGTTACGCTATAGCCCATGCGGTGACGGGCAAGCTTTAGCTTTTCAGGTGTCATTATATTCGCCTTTAAGTTTCGACACACTCAAAGAATGGCATATGCTGCTGTGATCGCGGTGCATAATCCGTCCAATCTCTGTCGTTGAATAGCCCCTGCGCCTTAGCATGACAACGCACTTGCGTCTCACTGCCACTAGTGCCTTCAGTTTGCTTTTGCCTAGAACGTCTTCGGCTGTGTAATCATACGCATTAGCGATAGCTTCAATCTCCAGCATATTCGCCTGTCTTGGTGTCATGCCACGACTGTCAACAAGGATTACTTCATCTTCTTCCATCATAGTTTCATCATCAAACATTATCTGCTTCCTTGATGAAAATTCCGTCAACCATCTTACCCTTGCGATCCCTAATTTGCTGCCACGCTGCATCAATGCAATCCTCAATCATCATTCCGTTCTGTGCTGCCATGATAGTCAGAACAACAACCATGTCTCCGATGGCGTCCGCAAACTCTATGTCGTTTCTTTTAGCGATAGAGTTAGCCAGCTCTCCAGCTTCTTCGATCAGTTTGACGAATTGGCTTTTCAGGTCGCTGCCTTCGATCAGGTTGCGGTCTTGCGCCCATTGGCGAATTAAATCTGCGTAAATCATTTTATGCGCTCCCTTTATGCGTTTACTGTTTCGTTAAGCCACACCAGCTCTTCCAGCGTTTCAAGTGGCTGTTCGTCGAAGCGAACAATCTCTTGGCGCAGTTCAATGTGCTGATGCTCATATATGTCTGGGCCATTGCCACGAAAGTTTTTCCCGTAGAGTGACTGCGCCCATTCGCGTTGCTGGCGATCGCGTTCTGCGTTGAATGCTTTAAGCGCGTCAATCGCAGCTTGTGCTAGGTCTGTGAGGTTCTGTGTCATAATCAGTCTCCTTGTTGGCGGGATAATTCCCTTGCTGATGCCCTCTTTTATAAATTAATTTATTTTCTGTAAAGCACTTTTTTCATGTTATTGTAAAAAATGTAATAACCTTATTCATCATCAGGCCATTCCATTTCTGGCTGAACCATGCCGCACTTTTTCGGTGCAATGCCATCATCAAAGATGCGCCAAATAGAAGCGCCACGCGCACTCATTACGTCAACCCAATTATGGGCAAGGTTCATGGCGTGAGCCACATCTTCCGCATGAAGCAGGAACCATTCGCCACGGTCATTTTCGACCGCAACTGTAAAGTTAATGTCTTGAGCAAGCAAAGCTTTGCAAGCTGCTGGAGTGGCTGCTTCAAAAGCCTGGGAAAGAGAAGAAGAAAACATGGCGACCTCCTTATGGATGGGCGAAATTGCCCTTGCGCTGTTTTTCATTGATGCCCTCTTATACAAACTTCCAATCATTCCGTCAAGCACTTTTTTCATTATTATATATTATGAAAAAGGCTCTTGACATTAATAAATCAATCTGCTATATAATGTGCATCAGCAAGAATTACCTTGTTGATGAGGCAATCGTCTCGCTCTTTGACAATTTGGAGATTGAAATGAATTTGAATAATTTGCAACGTCGTGCCCAGTTAATGGGTGTCCGCATTGAATCTGAAAAATTTGATGTTGCGATAGATGGCAATTTTCATGGTTATTGGCTCGTTGATGAAAAAACCAACAATGGGGTTTGGCCGGATGATAATTACTGCGCTAATTTAGCGGAACTTAAAAATTCTCTTGACGCCTTATTCAATGAGCGTTTTCCAAAATTTAATACGACAACTGATTTTATGAAAAATCCATTGATCTAACAAAAATGGCCCTGCCTTAATCGGTGGGGCCATTTTTATTTCTGCCTCTTGGCGTGTTCAATCGCAGCAATCGCCCAGGCTTCGGGTGCACCCTTATACCTACCATTGGCCCAGTGCTTTCGTATCTCATCCATAGATATGCGTCCGAGGTCATATTTAATCAGGTCGCACATCAAGTTGGTCGCGGCGCTCACCTGACTGTAAATTCCCCGTCAACCCTTCGAAGGTATCCGCGTTCTTCAGCAATACGCAACCAACGCTCTGGCTTAGCACTTAGCTCAACAGGCTCACCACAGCGAAGCGACATAATAAATTCTTCGAACCTTGCCTCTGTGTTATTCAAACAGATGCGAAGCGCCTTGTCCTTTTTCGTCGTTCGTGGAGTATAGCCTTCTAATATCTCTAAGCACTGGCGAGGCGTTGGAAACCAATCCAGCTCCTTGCAGACGCGCTCCGTCATGTAGCTAAGGGCTTCCTTCGTGTAGCCTCCAAGAATCCGCGCATAGACTGCTGTCCGCATCTGTCCTCTTTGCTCGTCGGTGTTCTTGCTTGGCAGGGTTGCCTCAATGAATTGCAATTGCTTGGCAAGCTCGTGTGTTTCGACTGGCACGTTCTCGATTGGCATC